CCACAGCCTTCCGGATGTACTTCATGGTCCTGTCCTTTCAATGGCACGAGAGCTGCGTGTACAACCGCTCCTGCGCGGCCTGCACACGCTTCCCGGTCTCCGTCACCGGCGGCGCCTCGCGATACGCCTCAACGGCCGCCCCGACGACTTCACAGAAACGTTCGTCCGAACGGCGCTGCGCCCATCCGGTGAACGTGATGTTGACGGCCATCGTGAGCACGAGCGTCAGCACGATGACGACGGCCGGATATCTACGGCGCTGCATGGCTCAGTGTCGCAGCAGTTCGGCGATGATGGCGGCCGCCGCCGTGAAGATCGCTGCTACCGACGAGAACGCGAGCGTTGCCCGGTCGTACCGCCATCGCCACGTCCCGGGTGGCGCAGGTCGACCGGGCGGCCGCCATTCTGAGAATGCGGAGGGTCGGAAGACTGAGGTCCCGACAGCGAGAACCCAGCGACGACGGCCGGCAGCCCGAGCATCACGGCGTACATGCCCAGCAGCAGCGGCTCCGGCTTTCCGGTGATCGCCTGATGCCAGATCCCCCACAGCGCCACTACGTAACATCCCAAGTCCCTCACTAACGTGATCGCGTCGCGAACCCTCACCGCCGGCCACCTTTCGGGTACCCCCCCACCGTGCGGCATGTTCCGCGTCGGTCCCGTTTCCGGTGTCACCCGGATGGGGCTCTATTCTCCCTGATCCGGGTGACACATCCGTTGGTACGTCAGTCCTTCAGCCGCGCCGCGAGCTTTTCCGCGACACGCTCCGCGAGCGCGTCAACGAACGACCCGTCGGCCGACAGCGCCGCAGCGACGGCCGCCGCGTCGACGTCGACGGCCGCCGGCTTCGCCATGGTGGCCTTGATGTCGGCGACGTCGCTCTTGAGCGCGTTGAACGCGACGACGAACTTGTTCGGCACCTTGACGCGGTCGGCCTTGTTGTTCGGGTCGCCGCCGTACCTCACGTACTCGCGCGTCTCGGCCATGTCCACGAGCGACGCGATCGTCAGCTCCTCCAGGTTGAACAGGCGCCGGTTCTGATCTCCGTTCACGTCTTCCCCTTCCCCTCCGCCGTAGCGGCTCTGTCCGCTGTTCCACGTCTCCAGCGACTCACCGGCGAGTATCGACAGCATGCCGTTCATCACGGTGTAGCTGTTGAGGTACTGGCGCAGGCACGAAAAGTGCGCGTGCCAAAGGTGGCTGCTGTCCGGTGTGCGTTCCGACCACGAGACGAAGTCGAAGCCCTCCGCGTTGCTGTCGGCGTCGGCCTGAATCAGCACCTCACGCCAGCCGTGCAGACGTGGATCCCTTGCCCGGAAAGCGTTCCGGACCCGCTGCCCGTAGATGATGATCGTGCCGTACTGGCCGTTCTGCGCGTCGGGGAACGTCCAGTCGAACGCGGCCGTCTTGTCCCCCGGGCCTTCCTTGTCGGCTGCGAGCCTGACGCTGTAGTCGTTCGTCAGCCGGTCGGCGTACAGGCCGTTGCGGGTGTTGTGATACCCCGGCTTGTCCGCGAACGTGCCGCCGTTCTGCGTCCCCGGCTGCATCGCCAGACACGACCCGACGAAGTACCACAGCGCCGGTGTGATCAGCGCGGGGTTCGGGTTTGCTGCCATGCCGTCCCTCCCTTCGCCAGCGACGATACGACGTCACGCCGTCCAGGGGCCGTATTGCACCGTGCCGTTCACGCCGTAGGCCACGCCCCGGTACTCGTACGCCACACCGGACTTCGCGCGCCAGTCGTCGGTCACCGCACCGCCGACGATGCCGGCCGCGATCCGCACCGGCGTCCCCGTGTACCCGCGCCGGAGCATCACCTCATCGATGTAGCAGGCGTCGCCGACGGCCGGGTTCTGCGAGACACCGGCCGCGCAGATCGCGAACGCCGCCGTCGCCGGAGCGTTCGCCGACACCTCCGCGTAGATCCACGTACCGGCCACCGGAGTGATCTCTTTGATCGACGTCGAGATGTAGACCATGCCCGACGTGAACCAATGGATGAACGCCGCGACCGCCTTGTTTGCCGTGTCCGGCCGGATCCACCCCGACGCCGTCATGAGTTCTCCCGGCGTCACCGCGATGGCCGCCGACAGCTCCGCGAACGCCGCCGGCCCCAACGGCGCCGTCGGCGTCACCCGCAGCGACGCCACACCTTCGTGCTTCTGTGTGGTGCTGCGCGCGATCGTCGCCGCACCGGCGCCGGCCGCCGATGCTTGCCAGCCGGAAGCGTCGACCTCGAAGTACGGGTTCGGGTTGAGCGCGGTCGACCACGCGCCGACCGGCCGCCGGTACAGGTCGATCCCCTGGACGGCCGGCTGCGCGCCGGCCGGCGCCAGATGCGTCGTCGTCACCCGGATCACACCCGACAACGACATCGCCACAGCCGCCGTCGCGGGCACCGGCGGCTCCGTGTAGTCCGTCGTGAACAACTGAGTGACCACAGTGGACACGAGACCTTCGTTGTTCGCGGTCACCAGCCAGATCTGCCACGAGCCGCCGTCGGGCATGTCGTACGGCACCTCGTACGAGCGCGCGGCCGCGTCCGTCTGAAACTCGCTGTCGTGGACCGCTTGGAACGTGACGCCGTCGGCGAGGTGGACGCGGTAGCCAGTCTGCTCCGCGACCGTCCACGTCACCGTGATCCGCGAACCGTTGAGGACCATCGCGGCCGTGGGGTTCGTGATCGTCGGTTGCACCTTGACCGACGGGACGACCACGAGCGCGCTGCTGTAGCTCGACGCCACGTCCGCGCTGTTCCACACCTTCACGGAGTAGCTGTGGTTCGCGTCCGTGCCGGCGCCCCACCCGGACGCGAGCGTGCGATCCGTCGTGCCACTGGTGTTCTTCTGCTCCGTGGCCTGCCACGTCTGGTCAGACGCCCGAAAGTAGGCGAACGCCCCGGCGCCGATCTGCCGGCGCAGCGCGTACGCCGTCTGCGCGTCGTCCGGGTCGATGCCGGAGTACCCCCAGTTGAGAACGAGCGCGGCGTTCACGTCCTGCGCGACACCGGTCGACGGGGTCTCCCAGTACGGCACCGTCGGCGGGTACGTGAGCGTCTGCCGCGTGTGCGTAATCGTGTTCGGCGCCCCGGAGTGCGCCGTGACCACGTCGTACTTCGACGCGCCGGATGCCGACCGGCGGACGCTGTAGTTCTCCGGCGTCGAGCCGAGCACGGCCGTTGCGAGCACCGTCGACCACCCCGACCACACGCCGGTCGCGCGCACGTATGAGGCGTAGTAAAGCACCGCCGTGGACGTGCCGACGGCGAACACCCGCACGTCGCCGTTACTGGGGTCGTAGGCCAGCGTGCACGATCGGATGTTACCGGTGGGGTGCGCACCCGACACGCGAAGCTGCGTCGTGCTGTTCGCCTTATCGCGCTCCACGAGCATCACCGTGTCGGCCGCCGTCCCCGGCACCACGGCCAGGAAACGACTCCCGTCCCACCGGCCGGTGATGCTGTTCTGCGCGGTGATGCTCGACAGGATCGTCGTCGGGGAGTCCGGTCCCTGCCACCACCCGCCGTACCAGCCGACGCGGATCATGCGCAGCGACGTGCGGCCGGCCGCGATCCAGAACGTGGGCGTGCCGGCGTTGCCGTCGCTGCCGGAGTGCTCGACGTCCATCGACAGACCGATCCGGCCGGAACCGGTCCACAGCCAACGGCGCGTCGACGCCGACGGCACGCCGACGATTTGGTTGTTCCACGTCGGCTGCGCCCCGTTGAACGGGTTGTCGTACAGCCCGAACAGCTCGACGCCGTGCTGCGCGCCCACCGTGACCGCAGCACCGACGGCCGTGTAGTGCTCCTGCGACGACTGCCGGTACCAGTGCACGACGTCGACACCGCCGTACACAGCGCCGGCTACACCTCCGTTCGCGACCGCGCCCAACGCGGTCTCGTTCTTCCACACCCCGGACGCCGTGGAGATCCGCCGGTAATAGATGCGGTCCTGCGACGACTCGTTCGTGCGGATCACCACGTGGACGTCGCCGGAGTCGGAGACGCGCATCGCGTGCTCCTGGATGCCGCTGTGTGCCCAGGTGGCCCACAGAGCCCACGACGCGCCGCCGTTGGTGCTCTTGTAGATCGCCACGTTGCCGCTGTTGTCCAGGAACGAGGCGTACAGGGTGCCGTCGAGCCACCGGCCGATGTTCGTGCCGGCCGCATACAGCAGCGGGTTCCCGTTCGTTGTGGTGCCGACGGTCGCCATTACGGACCCACCTCCTTCACGGTGACGCTGTACCAGTCATCGACGGTCAGCGTCGGGGTGCCGGATCCCCCGGCGCGATACCACTGGTACTGGACGGTGTACGAGCCGGCCGGCAGCGTCGCAGCCGGCGTATACGCGAACCCGCCGACGTGGCCGTTCTGCGGGTTCATGTACAGCTCACCGATGGTGTACGTGCCGTAGACGGTGCCGCCGTCCTGCGCGGTGAACTTGACGCCGATGTACGTCTCCGCCGTGTTCGCTGGCGAGCCGGCGTTGTAGTAGGTGCCGTTGAACGTCGCTCGCAGCCGGGATGCGTTGTCCCGCTTGACGATCGTCCCCGACAGGCCGGTGATGTCTTGGTAGGTGCCGGACGTCGTGGACTGGCCGGAGCCCTGCCCTGACTGTGTCCACTCCGCCGGGTACCGGCGGGTGTACGTGCCGACGACGACCCAATCGGATCCGAAGCGCTGTAGCCCCACCCGGTCGCCGGGGTATGCGTTCACGTCGCCGAACACCTTGCAGGGGACGGCCACCGTGGATCCGTCGAACGTCACATAGACGCTCGTGTCGGACGGCCGCGACGACAGGGTGCCGACAGCCGACGACCGCTGCACGAGAGCCTTCACGCGGCTGTCGATCAGCGCGAGCCAATCCGCATTCCACGTCATCCGAGCACCGCCCAGACGTGGGTCATGTTCTCCGTGGATGGCGGTAGCTGAAGCGTCCACTGTGTACAGAGCACGTCCATGAAGCCGCCCAACTCCGGGTCGTTGAGGAACGCCCGGTCGAAGTGCCAGTGCAACGGGTTGACCGCCGTGGCCACCTCCAACGTTGTTTCGCGGCGCATGTCGGCGTCGATGGTGCGCCACGCCGCAGCCACAAGCGCGTCGTGGTCCACCGCGTCGACCCGCAGCACCGGCGCCGTGATGACGCGGCCGCGCGCCTCAACCGACGTGTCCCCCTCGCGCTCGTTGACGTACGTGTACACGCCGTTGCCCTCGACCGGAGCCGGCCCGTCGGTGTTCGACTGGCGCACCGCGACCCACCGGTTCGGAGCGTCGAACATGTCCCGCTTACGCACCCGCTTCACGTCGAGCATCGACGTGGAGCTCGACGTGTCGTAGTACCACTCCGGCGACCGGTCGCGCGGGTTCAGGTACGGCTGGCAGCGCAGCACCCCGTCCCAATCGGACCAGATGCCGGCGTAGCCGACGTACGACAGCAGATCGTTCACGATCGTCAGCCACTTCGCGTCGTCTTCGATCGGCCACACCCGCGCAGACGGCATCGTCGCGTCGCCGCGCGCCTGATCGATCGCGTACCGCGTGAAGCCCTGCTGCTCCAGGATGTTGGCCACCTCGGCCAGGATCGTCGCGCCGGCCGGCACGCTGTAGGCCTCACCAACCGGTGACGACAGGGCGTGGAGCAGGTCGAAGCAGCCGACCGCGTGCAGGACCGGGTCTCCGCCGAACTCCGTCTGCGGCACCGCCGTGAAGTACGCGCCCAGGTTGAACCGTGCCGTCGTTACGCCGTCTGAGAGCGTCATGTACGGCCGAACGATGGCCCTTCCCCAGTTGAGTTCGCGCGACAGCGTCAGCGCCGCAGAGCCGTGCAGGTTGGCGTACGACGAGCGCGACACCGACCCGCCGAGCAGATCGGCCGTGATGTCCTCCAACACGGTCAGATCCTGCGACAGCAACTCCGCGCCGCCGCCCAGGATCAACCCCGGCGCGTCCTGAATGAGCCCCACCACGTCCGCCGTGGTGAGGTCTGCGCGCGGGTCGGCTGTCGGGTTCTGCACCCCGTCACACCCCCTCGTCGGCGGTGACGAGCCGCAGCGTCAACGCCACCGCGTACGCATCGATCCGGTACGGCATGTCGGCCGGCGTCACATCGGCCCACGTGCCGACGAACAGCCGGCCACGGTTATCGCGCACCTGCACCACCTGCCCGGACCACGTGCGCAGCTTCTCCACCGTCGCCCACGTCACCTCAATCAGCCGGAACGACACCGTCCCCGACTCCCCGACGATCGCGACGGACCGCTGCCGCCCGCCGGCGTAGTGCTTCACGTCGACTGGCCGGCTGAACGCCGTGCTGCGGTCGGGGTCGGTGAACGCCGACACCGCGTCGCCGGACACCAACAGGTTGAGCCACGTGCGGTCCAACGTGATCGTCGCCATCAGCCATACGCCCTTGCCACTTGCCGGACGACGGCCGCCGTACCGGAGATCCCCGCCACGATCGCGTTGATCGTGCGCTGTCCCAACTCGACGGTGTGGCCGTCCGGAGCCATCAATTCCGGCTTGCCGGTGCCGTTGTATACCGGCGGGTTCCACCCCGGCATCAGCCAGCCGCCCTCGTCCGCAACCATGCCGCCTTCGGCCATGGCGATGTGCAGATGGTTGCGGTGCAGAGGTAGCTGCGTCGGCATCGTCGTGCGCCGGCCGCGCGTGACCGCGTAGTCGCCGCTGCTGGTCCGGTGGATCAACTCCAACACGTTCGGCAGCATCGACATGAAGAACAGCGCCAACCGGTCCTGCTCGAAACCCATGAAGTCGATCGCGCGCCCACTCCCGTGCCAGAGCGGATCGCCTGCGCGGTAAGAGTTCCCGAACGAATACGGGATGCCGGAGCGCTGCACGAGCGCCAGGATCGCGCGCCACACCCCGGAGTCCCCGCGCTGCGCCGCAGGGCTCGACGGCCACTGCCCGAACCCGCCACCCGGCGAGCCACCATCGCCGAACGTGAACAGCTTCTTCACCATGTTCACGAGCCCGTCGAACAGCTTGCGCGGCAGACCAGCGACCATCTTCCCGAACGGGGTGTTGCCGATCTCGCGCAGCCGATCCAACGGCCCGCCGAACGTCTTCTTCGCCATGTCGATCGGGGACGTGATCCAATCGAGCAAGCCGCCGTCGGCGTAGCCGGCGATGTGGCCGGAGTCGAACCGGTCGCTGTTGATCGCTTCCAACGTCTGAAGATGCTTCGCCGTCGACCGGGCGTTCACGACGTACTCACCGGTCGCGAGCGCGAGCAGTTTCCCGCCCGGTCCGCGCGCGAGCAGGTTGTCCACTGTGGACGGCCGGCCGGGGAGTTGGCCGTTGAACTCGCCACCGGCTGCGAACCCGGGGATCTCGTCCACGGTGTCGCCGCCGAACTTTTTCGCGATCGCGTTGTAACCGCGCACGATCGGGTTGACGACTTGCTTCACGACGAACTCAACCGGCTTACGCGCCAGCTCCTTCAACCTGTCCCAGGCGTTTCCGATCGCATCGACGCCTGCGCGGAACGCCGGCACGACGGTGTTGCTGATGAAGTTCCCGACCGCTTCGAACACCGGTCGGATGAACTGCTGCCACACCAACGTGAGCGCGTCCTTGATTTGGTTCCACCGCTCAACGAACCGGTCCTTCAGCCACCCGATGATGTCGGCGACGAACCGCGCTGCCGCGACGATCGCGTCCCACACCACCTTGATGAGTTGCCAGTTCACCTGAACAGCGACCTTGATGCCCTCCCACGCGGGGGCGAAGACGTTCTGCCACAGCCACATGACGATGGCGCCGAGAATGCGCACGCCGATCTCCAGCAGCCCCCAAATGACTTGGATGACCGTCCACGCGATTTGTATGGCCAGCGCGATTCCGTTCCACGCCGGCACCATCACCTCTTTCCACAGCCACAGCACCGCCGGAACGATGATGTCCATCACGAAGAACACAAGACCGGCCCACAGCGGCTTGAGGACGTTGTTCCACGCCCACAGCGCGACGTCCACGATGCCGCGCCACGCAGCCTGAACGATCTCGCGGAACGTCTCGTTGTGCTTGTACGCCAACACGATGATGGCGATCAGCGCCACGATCGCCGCGATCACCAACGTGATCGGCGACGTGAGCACCGCGATCGCCGCGTTCAGTGCCCACGTCGCCGCTGTCGCCACAGCCGTCGCCGCTGCGGCCGCGTACTGCGCCGCGATCCACAGACCGACTTGGATGTTCAGCGCCACCGTGCGCGCGATCGTCACCAAGTGCACGGCGTTCGCTGCGGCGACCACAGCGGCGTGCGCGGCCACGGCAGCGTTGACGGCCCACACGATGGCCGCGAACGTGCCCAGCGTCGCCACGAGCGGCTTCAGCCAGCCTTCGTTGCGGACGATCCACTCGCCCATGTTCTGGAGGTAGGGGATCGCGCGCGCGGTCGCGTCGATCAAGCCCTGTTCGATGGAGCGTTTGAACGTCTCCACCTGAGCTGCCGCGTTGCCGGCCAGCGACGCGCCGGCACGGTCGGCGGCTCCGGCGAGCCCGTCCATCTGCTTCGCCGCACTCGAAAGGTCCATGTTGTACAGCGCCGCGCCGAGGTCTTCCGACTGTGTGCCGAACAGACCGAAAGCGATCGTGGCCGCGTCGGCGCGTCCCTGCGTGGCGCGCAGTGCGTCGAGCACCGCGTCGAGGGCGGCTGCCGCTTCCGGACCGCCCTTGCTGAAGATTGCGATCATCTTGTCGGCGTCGAAGCCCAGCGCTTGGAACGATGCCCGCGCCGTGGCGGAGCCGTCGACCGCACGAATGGAGAACTCCTTCAGCGCGTCGGCTGCGACGTCGGAGTCCCGTGCGCCGGCACGGATCGCCTGCGCGAGTAGGCCCATGGACGTGGTGCCGTCGAGCCCCAACTTCCGGAACTGGGTCCCGTATTCGTTGATGGTGTCGAGCAGATCCTCGCTCTTGTTGATGCCCAACTGTGTGGCGCGCGCAAGAATGTCGAACGCCTCTTCAGCCGACTTCGCCATGCCGGTTCGCAGCATCTGCGACACGGCGAGCGACACCCGGCCGGCGTCTTCGCCGAGCAGCGCCGCCAGGTTCGACACCTTCGCTGCGGCTGCTTCGATCGCGGCGTCGGTCGCGTCGAGCCCAGCGATGCCGTTCTGCACGACACCACGCAACGCCGCGTTGACCTCTTCCAGCGATTCGCCGTAGCCCTGCGCGTACAGCCGGCCGGCCAGCTTGCCCAACCGGCCGGCCTCCTGCGGCGTGGCGCCCAGCTGCGCCGCGAGCAGACCCGTCTGCCCCGACTGCTCGATGGCGCCGCGCAGGCCCACCACGAGCGCCGCACCAACGACCGCAGCACCGGCGAGCAGCACCGTCTTCATGCGGTCGTTGAACGCGGTCCCCGCTTCCTGACCGGCTTCGTTGCCGGCGTCCTGAGCACTTTCGATCAACGGGTCGAAGTCACCGGTGACCTGAACGAACGACTCCGCGAGGGTGGGCATCGCTACTCCAGTCCCAGCGCCTCACGTAGCGCCGTTTCGTCTGCCGTCTGCGGCTTCGGCGGTTCGGCCGTCAGCAGTTCCCAATACTTGCGCCGCTCACCTGCGTGGGACGGCATCTCCAGCGGTTCGCCGTCGGCCGTCTTCGCCCCGTTGACGATCGCCACGGCGCGCGCCGGGATCTCCGCGCTCACGCGCCGGTCGACCCTCTCCAGGTCGAGGACGTACATGACGGCGCACGCTTCCCGCAGCGTCAGGCGGTCAACGAGCGATGCGCCGCCCGGTCCGCGACCACCTGCTGCAAGTCTGGCCGGCCGGGAAGCAGCCGCAGTGCCCGCTGCGCCAACTCCGCGTCCGTCGCCGTCCCCTCCCGGCTGTACGGATGGGGACGGTTGCCACCCGGCGAGGATGAGCCGCCCTTCGACTTCTTGCCGGACTTCTTGCGACGCCGCTCCGCCCGCGAGCCGGCCGGCGAGCCGGACGACTCCCCAGTAGGGAAACCGGCGACCGCCGCCGTGATCTCGCGCGCCACGTGCATCAGATCGCCGACCTGTTGGCCGTTGCCCTTCGCGGCCGCGTAGAAGCGGTCCCAATCGTCGGGGTGGATTTGCTGCCTCAGCCATTCGACCATCGTCTGCATGGCCTGATACACGTTCTCGGAGTCGACGCCGGACGCCTGGTCCATGAAGTCGACGAGCGCGAGATCGGATGCGTGCGGGTGCACGCGGATCGTCTCGCCGAAGTAGTCGAACGTCATGTCGACCGCCGCACGGGGCGTACCGAACGATCCAAGGTGCTGGGACATGGTGGATTCAGCCTCTCGCCGTGCCGGCCGTGTAGACCTTGAAGGGACTCCCGGCCGCCGGCACCTCGAAGTTAAAGGTGCAAGCAAACCCGGCGGTCGCGGGAGCCTTCCTGAAGCTCGACGCGATCGACCCGCCGTTGATCGCCTGGTAGCAGATGATCCGCACGGTGTTGTCCAGGGACTCCCACCCGATCATCGAGCGGACCTCGGCGCCGGGCGTCGGCGGGATGAAGCTCGACAGGGTCGTGGCGCCGGTGCCGGACACGACGGTGAGCGTGCCACCGTTGAGGACCCGCTTGAGATTCGCCAGGGTGTAGTCGATCAGCGTGAAGCTGATGTTCCCCGAACGCTCCGTCGTGGCCCACTTGATGGGGTCCAGGAACTCCGCCGCTTTCACGGCCTCGACGCGGGTCTCGTAGTTGAACTGCGACCCGTCTTCGGTGGCGCCCAGCGAGATCCACGCGACCGGCCACGAGTCGGTGAACTTCGACCCCACCACGGTGTTGGTCGGTTCCGCCGTCAGCAGCGGCGCCCAGAACAGATACCCCGGGTCGGTGAGGACGTTGGGGACGGCCGTCGTCGGCATTAGTTGCTCTCCTTCTTCGTGGTGCTGGTGGTGGCGGTCTTCGTGCCGGCCGCGCTGCTGCTCGTGCCGCCGGCACCCTTGACGCGCTCCACGAGTCCGTCGTCGGCGTAGCCGTGCTGCTCGACGTTCGACGCCGGCACCGGGTCACCCTTGCGGTAGGCCAGCGCCGTACCGACGTAGATGTCTTCCTTGGCCGTGTACTGGCCGTACTCCTTCTGCTGCGCCGCGCGGCGCTCGTCCAGCTCCGGCGTGCTGATCGGCTGGGACATGATCTCTCCTCTACAGAGGCCGGATGAACGGCCGTCGGTTCTGAATGAACGAGCCGTACCAGAACCCCCGTGGCGTCCTGATCATCGCTCGGACCCTGATGACGACGCCTTTCGACGTCGTGACTTCGCGCTGCACGATGCTGTCGCGCAACGCCCCGGGAGCGCGGCCCCACGAGCCCTCCGGCGACACCGGGGCGCGGCCCTTCGCGGCGCGCTGAATCTGGTCACCGGCGCCACGGTGCAACGCCTCGACGTAGGCGCGGCTGCGCGCGAGCCGGCGCACCTCGGCGTCGTTGACTCGCGTCCGCACTCGGACGCCGGCCGGTCGCGCCATCACATCCCCCAGACGTGTCGCACGTGCATCGTGAAGAACACCGTAGCGACGGAGCCGCCTTGCTCGACGGTCCATTCGTACGAGCCGTACTCGGCGAGCCCCGGCAGCGGCACGACGCCGCCGCACGAGCGGTCGGCGGCCAGCGCATCGACCACGAGCGCAAACAGCGCTTCGGTGTCCGCCATCTGCGCCGGACCGTTCTCGTCCCCGGACGCCGTTGACACCGACACCCACAGGTCGAACTCCTCCGCCCAATGCTCGGAGTGTGTCTGCCGCTGCCGCGAGCCGAGCACCGCCGGCCGGTCGGGACCGGCGTACATGACGGCCACGTACTGGTGGGGGATGTCTCCGCCGGTCGGCTCGCCGAGATACACCGTCACGGGCGGGTCCAGCGCCGCGACGGCCGCCTGCGCGACGCTGTAGTAGTAGTCCGCGATCAGGGGAACGATCGTGTGCATCAGCGGCTCCGTCCCAGCAGCGGTGCCCGCTTCGCACCGGCGAGCATGACGAGCACCCGGTTCGGGATGGCGATGCCGACTCCGGCCGTGTCCGGTGTTCCCTCGCGCGGCCGGGTGGCGCCGGAGACGAGTTGCGACGCGCGCCAGTGGTGCGCGAGCAGTTCGAACGCCGCTGTGCGGAAGTTCGGCGGCACCGGCCGGCGTCCGGTCATGAACGACACGGCGACGGAGCCGTAGCCGGCGCCCCACCGGCGGGCGTAGCCGGAGCCGCGCCGGATGAGCTGCCGCAGACCCAGATCCACGACGTACTGATTGTCGGTGTACGGGCCGCCGGTCGGCTCCGGCAGGATCGTTACCCACGACCCCGCCTGTTCCTCGGACACGCTCGTGACGGCCAGCACCGGACCCTTCCGCAGGTACACGAACGCGGTACCGCCGCTGTGGACCTCGGTGACGCTGCGGGGCACGACGGCGCCGACGCGGGACTCGATGACGTACGTGACGGCGTCGATCCAATCGCGGATCTCGTCGTCGTCGGACGTGTCGTCCAACCGCTTGTTGAGGTGGTTCTTCGCTTCGGTCAGCGAGATGATCCCCGGGTTTCCGGAACGGACGTAGAACTGTCCTGTGTAGACGGCCGTGACCGCGCCGGTCGCTGTCCACCGCCAGTCCACGATGCCGGCCGCGTCGACCGTCAGATCGACGTAGTAGTTCCCCGTGCTGGGGTGCTCGATGGCCGGCGTCGTGTAGGCCGTGCCGTCGTCGCGGGTGGCCGTGAACGCCATCGTCGCGTCGCTCAGTGCGTTCGCCACGTTGCGCACCTCTACGGGGATGCGGACCTGCTGCCCGATGTCATACGCCACGGATCGTCCCTGCCCTTCGGGTCCCGGCCGTCGCCATGCGCGCGGCCACCACAGTGCCGATCATCACGCCGGCCGGACGCGGACGGCCAGTCATCGACCCCGGCATAGGGTCGCCGAACTGCACGGCCACCGCGACGGCAGCCAGCAGCGCCGGGGCGACAGCCGCCGCTACCGGTCCCGGCGTCGGCGTCAGCGCACGGGCTGAGAGCGCCGCAGCCGCCGCGACCAACGCGACGGTCACCGGAGTAGGGGTGGCCGTCACAGGGACGGCCACGGCGCCCACAGCGGCCGGCGTGAGCGTCACAGCGCCGACCGCCCCCGTGCTGGCGGCCACGGCGGACACCGTGGCAACGGCCGGCGTGAGCGTCACCGTCACCGCACCCGGCACCGGCGTGACCGCAACCGCAGCCAGCGGCCGCGTAGCCGGCGTGAGAGCCACCGTGACGGGCTGAGGGACCGGGGTGGTGGCGACGGCACCGGCGGACAGCGCTGCGGGCGTCAGCGTCACGCTCACCGGCTGCGGCACCGGCGTGAGAGGGACGGCGGTCACACTCCGGCTCGCGGGGGTGAGCGTGACGCTGACGGGCTGAGGGACCGGCGTCGTCGCCACGCCGGCCGACGCCACAACAGCCGGCGTCAGCGTGACCGACGACGGTCCGCCACCGGCCGATTCCTTGAACGCGATGATGATGCCGACGCGCGACTGCACGGACACGGAGCCGCTGTATGTCGCTCCGGTGGAGAACGTCGTGCTGCCGTCCCCGGTCACGGACCGGTCGGCAGCGCCAACGGTGTCGCGGGTGCCGGAGCCGTTCGCGGTGCTGCTGTCGCTCCACTCCACGAACGAGTCCAGCCACGTGTCGACGCCGGACAGGGTGTTGTTCAGAGAGCCGCCGATAACGCCGATGAGGTAGCGGCCGCCGGCCGTCGGCGCGATCGCGGGAGTGGTGTACGACGTGCCCGACGACGCGACCAACTGCCCGGCGCTGATGTCATACGGCGACGTCGTCAGGCCCGACACCTCGAACGCGATCCACGTGGACGGGGACGCGGAGCCGATCGTGTACGACGCCAGCGTGGTTTCGCCGCCGGCCGCGACCTTCCACCACAGGTAGCAGCCCATGAACGTCTCTTGCCGGCATCCTGTCGACTCCGTGAAGCCCGTCGGGACCGCCGTGCGGTAGTCGTCAGCACCGACCACCACCACGATGAGGTTGTTCGCCGTCGCGGCCGACAGCAACGCGGGGGTCGTCGTGGCTGTAGCCGACGTCCCCTTGTTCGTCTGGACGCGCGTACCGGCCACCGTGGGCCTACGTCAGCCGCAGATAGTCGTTGATCGTTATGTTCAGGCCGCCGTCCATCGGCTGCGGGAAGCCGGTCGTGTACACGGCGACGATCTGCCGGCCGGAGTCGGCCGCCGACACCTCGTGGTAGATGACGAGTCCCTGCGCCGTCACGCCGGCAGCGGCCGCGAAGCTGAGGTTCGCGCAGTCGGCGTTGGCCCGGTCGTTCGTGTCGTCTTCGGTCACGGTCTCCGACGCCAGCGTCAGCCGCTCGCTGTGGATCGCCACACCCGTGACGGCGTCGAGATCAGCCACCGTGTCCAGATCGACGCTGTGGACCCCGGTCTGCGTGCCGGTGAACACGGCCGCGCGCAGGTCGAGATTGTTGAGCCCCACCGTGGCGATGAGGTACTTACCCTTGTTGGTCACCGATTCCGCCACGGTGGGGCTCCTTCCGCTACTTGTTCGACGTGCGGCTGCGGGTGACAGCCTTGTTCGCGGCCGGCTGAGTCTGCTTCGCGCCGCCGCCGCTGTCCGGAGTCTCCCCGTCCTGCTTCGGGGCGTCTCCCAGCTCATTGACCTGGTCCGCGTCGGCGTCGCCGATCGCGTCCCCGGCCGCGTACGCCTGCACCGCGCCGTCCGACGGCTCGTACGTCAACGTGCCGTCCTCCTTCCGGTAGATCGGCGCGGCCGCGACCGGCTTGTCCGACGCATCTCCGAGCGCTTCGACGCGCTGCTGCGGCGGCGCCGACGCGATCTCCCGCGCGCGGTCGGCCAGCTCCGTCGCCTCGCGCTCCCCGACCGGCTGCGTCCGGTCGCCGCGCTGCACCGTGTCCGGCTTCGCCTGCGCGATCGCGCGCTCATCGAACGAGCGGCCGTCGCCGCCGTCGTCGCCCACGAGCGCGTCGTACGCCTGCACGTCGCGCTCGTGAACCGGGTCGCCGACGCTGTACGCCAGGAACGCGCCGCGCACGTCCCCCTCGCGCACGAGCGTGCCGTCGACCGTCTTCATGACGCGCACCGTGGCGCGCGGTCCGTTGCCCTGCACGGGTTCCCCGCCTCTCTGTCGGTTGATCTCCAGGCTCATCGGTAGAACACCCCGACGCGGAACTTACCGGCGGTCAGCGCCGCCGTCGCGATGGTCGCCACGAGCGCGCGCGCCGCCGTCGTCTCGACGGACGTCGCACCGGTGAACACCGGGATCACCGACTTACGGCCGGTCGTGGACCACGGCGCACCCGACACTGCGGCCGCCGCGACCAGATCCCCGGCCGCCTCGCTGTTGATCGCCACGGTGGCGGCGCCGCCGGACGTGAGCGCCGTCGCCACCCGGACGTAGCCGCCCATGATGATGGCGCCGGCCGGGATCAGACCGTCGCCGCGCAGCGTGATCGAACTGACCGCGCCGCCGTCGACGGCGAAGTCGTACTCGCCCCACGCCTCTTTGAGACCTGCGGTCCCCTCGATGACCGGCATGACTCAGATGCCCGTCACCGTGCAGATGGCGGCCGGCCGGTACGGCACGAGCGCGACGCGCACGTCCGCACGGATGGCCTGCTTTCCCTCGACGAAGAACGTGCCGTGCGAGTTCGACACCTGCACGTCGATGCCGCGCCGGTACGCGAGCGACACGTACTGCGTGTCGAGCACGAGCCCCGTGTTCTCGGTGAGAGCCTGCGCCTGCGCGACCCGCAGACCCCACATACGCTCCGGGCCTGCGTCGCTCGGGTTGCCCCAGATGTAGACGCCGTCCGGGGTGCGCAGCAGCCGGATGTCCATCCAGTCGTTGGGGTGCATGACGATGAGGTTCGGCTCCGCCTGGCCGGTGACGCGGATCTTCGTCATGGCCTTGTAGACGGCGTCCGGCGTCGGGTCGGCACCCTTAGCCTGCGTCTGGATGTTGAGGACGTTCAGCAGACCACGGAGGTTCGGCGCGGTGCCGTTGCCGACCAGGATCTGAAGGTCGAGCCGCTGCCGGATCATGAACGCGAGCCGGTTCTCGACGTACGTGCGGACCTGCGCCTCGTCCTGGAGCTGTTCGTCCGTGACCGGAAGGAAAACGGCGATCTTGCGCACCAGCACCGACTGCTCGGTGAGCGCGAGCGCCGCTTCCGGGTACGTGCCGGCCTCGGCGATCTCGGCCGCGTTGTTCGTGAACGTCGTCTCTTCCATGTAGGTGACGGCGTTCTGCGTCGTCTCCGTGGTGGGGATCAGCTCCGCCACCTGAAGCGGCCGCGTCGCGAAGTCCACGACGACGCCGTTGCGGGTCGTCTCCGGCGCCCAACCGGCCGACGTCTGCATGAGCGTCTTCATGTCGATGTCGAGCGTGGACGTGTCGCCGATGTGCCGGCCGTTGAGCCGCTTGAATGCGTGGCTCTCCACGAACTGGACGCCGACGGACTTCATGCTGCGGCCGGTCGGGTTGTCCTGCGATGCGCCGTCGCCGGACTCGACGCGGCCGACTTCGCCGCCCCGGGCCTTGATGGTGTCGACGGCGCTTAGGGACTCCCACTCCTTCTTTAGCCCGGTGAGTTCGTCGTTGGTCTTGCGGATCCACTCCGCCACGGAGATCGTGTCACCGGCCTTCACGCCGGCCGGCAGCAGGTCCCGGCCCACGCTCTTAAGGTCCAATTCCGGACCGGCCGCGTCGAACACCCTCTTCAGTTCGGCTTCCTTGGCGCGGACCTGATCTTCTGCTTCCTGCAACGCCGGGAACGGCATTGGCGTACTCCCTACATCCCGTTGGTCAGTCGGATCCACCGCGCGTACTCACGCGCGATGTTCTCGTCGGGAGTGTCCAAAATGGACAGTAGGGCCTTGACCTCGTCGCTGATCCACGACATCAGTTCGCGGTTGGCGCCCGTCAAGCCCTGCTCCGACTTCAAAGCACGGGAGGCGCCGACCTCCGCGATCCGCCCGTTCAGGGTGGTGAGATCCGCGAGAACCACCATCGCCTGATCGCGCAGCTTGAGAGTGCCGTTCCGGGACTTCAGGTCCGGCACTGCCCGGTCCGCGTCCCGAAGGTGGGACGCGAGATGATCGTACACTTCGGACTTCGCGGCCTCGGGGATTTGCGGACCACGGGCGCCGTTCAGCGCGGCGATGCCCAGCAGACACGCGCGCACATTCGCCGCGCCGGACGGGCCGTGGTGCAGGAAGTGGTACGAGGCCTTGCGCTCCGGGTCGCCGGTCGGGTCGAACCAAGCGTGCGCCGCGCGCAGGTCCGCGATCGACGCCCCGATGCCGAGCGACTTCATGGCCTCGAACGGGTTCCACCGCTCGTCCGTCACGGCCGTCTCGTGCGGCGGCAGACCACCCCGGTAGCCGGTCGGCTGCGACGGCACACCCGGCGCCGGCCGGTGCGACTTCACGTCGAGCGTCCGCGTACCGACGCCTGCGCCGAGCAGCACCGGCGACACCTCGTGCACATCCACGGCTTTCAGGAATCGCACGCTCTGACCCTCGAAGTCGCCAAAGCTGTAGTCCTTTGCGTCAAATCCGTAGGACCACTCCGACGGGATGCCATCATCCTGCATTGCCTTCAGGGTGCTCCACGTGTCCGCGCCGTGCGGCGTGTCCAGGTAGAACTTCCCTTCAGCGATCGCCTCGGTGCGGGTCTGGCGAATCGTGGCCGCACCGACCGGGAGGGCACCCTCCCACGACGTGTGCCCGTACGACGACACCGGCACCCGCTTGCCCTCTTCGAACGCGCCGGGATGTGTCACGTCGCCGTCCTTGTCCACGACCTCGAACGTCGAGAACAGCGCGGCGAACGTGCCCTTGTCCGCGTCCTTGATCTCGATGCGCGCCGGCATTCCCTTACGGTCCACGGTGATTCACCTTCCAATCAGTGCGAGCGGGCGGCCGTGGCCGTTGCGTTCGAGTTCGAGCGTCGGCGGCTCCGTCGGTTGGGACGCCGGGGCTGTTGGTTCCGGCTGCTGCGCGCCGGGCTGCTGAAGCTGCACGGACAGCATGCCGGTGTGCTGGCCCAGCAGAAGCGAGATATCGGCCGCCTTCGCGGCCTTGATTGCGGCGTCCGGGTCCCATCCGCCGTTGGCCAGCGCGACGGCGGCTTGCGCCTGCGTCATGAACGTCTTCGCCTCGTCCCCGGCGTCCTCGCGCAGGAACGGGATGTCGCGGGAGTCGTACCAGAGCCGCTGCGTCGAGCGCGACGGCGGAGGGCACAGTGCCTCAAGCGCCGACGCGGCGTTTGCCCACAGGTGCCGGATCGTTGAGTCGACCATCAGCCGGCGCGCGGCGCCGAAGTTGCCGGCGTTGAGGGCCGATCCGGCGAGCCCTTCGCTGAGTCCGGCGATCGACGGGTGCACGCCGGCCGCCGCCGCGATGCGCGTCTCCAGCTTGCCCTGCGAGCCCTTGAAGTCGATCTGATCGAAGCTGGCCGCGAGCGGGGTCACGTCGGCGCCGCCACCGAGAAACAGCGTCTTGTACGCGTTCCCGGAACCCTCATACTCCTCACGGAACTGCTCCACGAACGCGGCGAACTCGTCAGGGTCGGTGTCGGCGTCGAGCGTCACCACCATGTTCGGATTCGCGCCGTTCTTGAGGAACGCAAGCGTGTGGTTCGTGTACGCCTTATCGGCCTGCGCGTCGCGGATCACGGGCGTCAGCCACGACATGCCACGCCAGCGCGCCAGCGGATCCGGCAGCGGCGCGTAATGCGAGTACTCCCCCGGCACGAGAGTGAGCGGATCGTCTCGCATGCCCGGCGGCATGTACCGCAACGCGATCACCTTCGCGTCCACGTTCAGCAGTTGATCAGTCGGGGAGTCCATGATGAGCGTCACCCAATCGGGACGCATCCGCGACAGGCGCAGATCCGGGTCCCGGCGGTCAGCCTGCCGGCCGATCTTCCCGTCAGAGTCCACGACCGTCCAGAACGCATTGCCGCTGATGCTCGCGTCGACCTCCATCGACGTGAGCATGTCGCTCGTGCCGGCACCCGGCCACGGCCGCTCCAACAGCAGCAGACGCGGATCCCCGTACAGGTCACCCGGCCGGCCGCCCTGCATCTTCTGATACTGAAACCGGGCCTGCGCGAACACCCTCGCGCGCGCCACCGTGCACGCGAAGATGATGCCGTTCTCGCGGTACAGCGACGACGTGTACTCCTCGAACCCGACGCCCTGCTGTTCCATGTTCGATCCGGTCCCGACGGCGCCGAGCACGACCCGCGCCCCGTCGGACCAGAACGGCGGCATGCTGAACGTCTTCGACGTCGGCACGCGCGACGGGGTTCGGGCGGTCCCCGTCGCGCGTGCCTGTACCCGGTCGAGCCAGCTCACCGGTGCTGGCTCTCATCGGGCGTCGGACCCTCCGCGCGGCCGCGTGCGTACCCTTCGCACGCTGCGGCCCACGCGAAGACGGCCAGCCGCACCACTGTTCCCGCCGTCCACCCCACCGCGAGTGGAAGCGCCAGCAGCACGGCCAGAAAGAAGCGCCGCCAGTCGACGTGAACGCGCTGCTGCCGCTCTCCGCGCTCCAACGCGCCGTCGAGCCACGAGCGATCCGGCGGGGCTGCTTTCACCGCGTCTACCACAGCGGCCGCGTCCAACGTCGTCATGGCGCGGAGGTTATCACCGAAGCCTCGTCACCAGCACTGATCTGTGCTATGAGCGATCGGCTGCGGCTTCCGCTGCCGCTTCGGCTGCGCGTTCCCACGCGGCCGCGATGTCGCTGTCCTGCGCGTCCCATGGTGGCATGGCGCCACCACCGAACACCTTCCACTCGCGTGCGTCTCCGTACGCCTCGTAGGCGATCTGTCCAAGGGTCTTCTCGTCATCCATGCCGGCAGCGTCTCACGAACGCCGGCCACCGGTCGCGATGAGCGGCCGGCCGGCGCGCTTCGACCCCTTGAGCACGACGCCGCCGATCGCGAGCGTGGCCGCGTCCCACGGCGTCACGTCCACCGTGGTGTCCTGCCGCTGCCACGTGAACGTGCCGTTCGGGTGCTGCACCCGCATCACATGCTTCACAGCCAGGTTCAGCCGGTCCTGACCGATGTGCCGCAGCTCGCCGGTGTCGGCCACGAGCGACACGGCCTTTGCGCACCACGCCGGGTACTCGACGGCCGTCGGGAAGTGGACCCGCTCGACGGTCTTCCCGCCGATGGCGCGCAGCACGTCGTCGGCCGCCGGGTTCTTCCGGTCGATGACGACCACGTTCGGCCGCCGGTGCCGGTCGGACCACAGCGCCAGCGCGTACTCAGCGACCCACGACCACCCGGACTCCGTCTTGATCGTCTCGACGTGCCACATGCCGTCGTCCCGCTTCGACGCGATGCTGAACGACGACACCCGCTGATCGAACGACGTGGAGATGCCGACGCAGTAGCCGGCGCCGCGACGCGACGTCTCATCGAGCGCGGCACGCCACGACTCCTCAGCGAACGCATCCCACCCCTCGTCGGACGGGTAGTCGCCGACGCCCAGGTGCTCCCGGTCGGCGTCCCACTCCGCCATGCCCCCGCCGACGATCATCTTGCGCAGGAACGACTCCTGCACGCCGATCGTGCCGTCCGGCCGCACGATGTTCATCGACGGGTTCACCTTCGCCCACGTCTTCGGATCGCCGCGCACGTCGAGCGGATCCGTCGCCTGCCCCCGCGCATCGCGCGGACAGTCCTTCGTGTGCTTCAGGTGCGCGGCCCACTCCGCGAAGTAGAGTCCCGTCTCCCGCCGGTAGCCGCGACGGCGCACCCTGCCGAGCACGCGAGACTCCGTCGGCAGCCTGCGGTCCCCCTGCGACGCCGTGTACCACACCTGCCAGTTCGGCTGCGTCGACATGGTGGGCAGCAGCGCCGCCACGGGGGCGTCGTCCAGAATCATCGCCTCATCGAGCACGACCATGTCCGACTTCGTGAAGCCCCGGCCGGCACTGCCGGAGCGCGCCATGTAGCGCACCTTCGCGATGTGGAAGTCGCGGTCCCTGCGCCGGCAGTATTCACAGCGCATGTCGGGCTCCGGATGCCGGATCTTGAACGTGATCGACTCCTCACCCTTCGACAAGGCAACAGCCTGCACGGCCGCGTCGAACCGGGGCGTCGACTCCACCACTTCCTTCAACCGGTTGAAGGCGTCGTTCGACGTGCGCTGCTGGTGCGCCGAGTGCAAGATCAGCCGCTCGTTCCACAGGAACACGCCGGCCAACTCCCGCGCCTCCAAAATGCCGCCCTTGCCGTTCTGCCGGCCGACGATCACGCACACCTCGTTGTTCATCCACCTGCCGTCGGGCAGTTCGGCGCACGCGCCGTTGAGGATGTTGCGCTGCCACAGGTCGAGCCGGATACCAGCAACGCGGGCGAGGGAATCCGCATCCCCGCCCGCGCTGCTGCCGTAGTTGCTCACCCACTCGAAAGTGGGAGTCTGCCGTCCGATGAGCTGGGTCATCCCCCCAGCGTATGGCTCAGAACGGGATCGGCTCCCCGAACTCACCGGCGTGCACGCCGCACACGAACGCGCGCCACTCCCGCTCCGTGAACGTCAGCACCGGACCGTCCGGGTCCTTGCTGTCGCGCACGAGCCGCGACCCGTCGTCCAACCCGGCCACCTCGACACACGAGTCCGCCGAATCGCTGAACGACGACTTGCGGTACTCCGCCACCTCGACACAGTCTCCGCCGTCGTGGCCGCCGCTGAACGACGACTTGCGCCACACGAGACCGTCCATCACGCACTTCCCTTCCTGCGCTCCGCGCGCAACCTCGCCAACTCGTCCACCGGATCGACCGGCGGCGCCGCCGCGTCCTGGCTCTCCGCAGCCGGCGCCGCGCGCACCTCGCGCAGCGCCGCCGACAACTGCCGCAACTCCCGCGACAGCGACGACGCCGCCCCGCCGTCCGCGTTGTCGAGCCGGCGCGCAACCGCATACACCTGCTCCGCCTCGGCCGCCTGACGTGGCGACAGCTCACCGAGGCCAGCGATCCACCGGCGGTACGCCGCCTCCGTCGGCCCGTACTCATCACTCGCCATCGTCGTCGCATCCCGTCGCCGTGTTCAGCAGTTCGGCCAGCCGCGCCAGGTGCTCGCGGATGCCATGCGCCGACCCCGGGTGGTGCGGCTTGCTGCGCTCGTACCGGCGCGACAGGTACCCAACAAGCTCCCGCGCCGACTCGGCCACCACGTTCCGGCGCTGCATCTCCTGCACGTACGCGGTCGACACCAGCAACTCACCGGCCGGCTGCTTCGGAGCGCTCCCCGGCGCCGGTCCCGTCGGCAGCGTCACCGTGCGGCCGTTCGGGAGCGTGGCGCTGATCGTCGCCGGACGCTCCGGCTCCGGCTGCTCCGGCACCGCCATCGACGGCAGCAGCAGCCGCACCGCCTCAGCCGTCTGCTCAACCGCACGCAGACGGCCGGAGATCTCCGTCAGCGTCTCCGCGATAGCTGCGCGCTGCCGCCGCTCGTCATTCACGTCCCGCTCGACGTGGCCCACCCGCATGTGCGCGTCGTCCACCAGCCGCTTCAGACCGGCGTACGCCCCTGTGGCCGCGCGCAGCTCCCGCCGCAGCCGCACCACCGCGTCGTCCGTCTCGTCGTACCGAGCGTCGATCCCGACGAGCCGCCCGTTCACCCACGTTGCCCACTCGGCCGTCGCTGCGCGCGACGCCATGTCGCCGACGGACTCCGCGTGCTGCCGGTTGACCGCGACCGTCCGCACCAGGTCCCGCTTCACCTGCTCGACGTGCTCGAACAGCCGTTCGATCGCGATATGGTTGCCGGCCGTCCACATGAGCCGCTTCAACTCACCGTGCGTCAACGGCTGAGGGGTAACAGGGGTCTGAGACGCGGAGTCACCTTCACCGGGTGTGAGGGCCGGTCCGTCACCGGGGGTGGTGTCACTCTCCGCTACCCCACTGATGTCACCGTCAGTCACCTGCCCCTCCTCACTCTCCGTAACGGCCAGAGGGGAGACGCCCCCCTCGCCACCCTCCGTCACAGGGGGTAGCATCGCGCGCGAGGGCTGCAAGCCCCTGACCTGGGCAAACGTCGGAGCGTGAGCACCGGCCGTCACGGAGAGAGAGCCGGACCTGGCGAGGGAGGGCTGGCCGGTGTCGCTGCCCGTGACGACCCCTCCCCCCTGGTCACGCTCTGCGTTGTCGCTGGTCAGCGTGTTGCTCTGCGCATCATCACTCTGTGTAGCGTCGATCCATTCCGGCCATCCGTCACGCTGTGTGATGTCACGCGGGGTTGGCCACTCGATGGGCTGGCCGTCTTCGGTGTGTCCCATGTGGACGGTTGCCGCGTCGTCGCAGTGGTTGCATGACCCGACGTACGTGCCGACGGAGTGGGGCTTGTCGTCTCCGGGGGTTGGACCCTGGCACCACGTCCGGTCCGGCTGCGCCGGCTCGTGGTCGCTGCTCGTGCTGGACTTCAGCGGGATGTGGTCGGTGTGGATGTGGTAGCTGGGGTTGAACGTCCAGCCGGCCGGGGTTGTGCGGCTGAGTACTTCGCCGAGGTCTGGTGGCAGGTCGTGGTCGTGGTGGTGTGTCATGGTGGTGCCTTCCCTAGGTAGTGGCTGGTGGTGGCGGGCCTTTTCGCGGGGGCCTGTCACCACTGGTCGCTTCGTGGGTCTGGGAGCTGTGTGTCGTCTGGGTCTCGTGCTGGCCCTTCGGGTTCGGGTGGGCCGGATGGGACGGGTGGCCGCTTCGGTTCGGTCACGGTGCTGCTAGTTCGTCGTGGACGCGGCAGAGTCCGTCGGGACGGATGCAGATGCGGGTGGTGCTGCCGCAGTCTTCATCCATGAACGCCACAGCTTCCGCGCCACAGCGGCAGCGGTGTTTGTTGCCGTGGTCACGGCCACGCTCCTTAGCGCACCGGTGGTTCTCGTGCTCGGCGTTGCGCTGATGCCACGTGGCTGCGCACAGCTCGCGGGGGACGGGCGTCGGCCGGTAGACGATCGCGTGCGTCATTTGGGTGCTGGTCAGCAGTGTGAAGTCGACGCCGGGGTGACGGTCCTTCAGCGCGAGCGCTATGTCGTGCAGCTCGCTGTCGCTGACGTCGGCTTCGATAGGGATGATGACGCGGTCTCCGGGCTGCACGTAGGCCAGCGTGACGGCCGCCAACGGTTCGGCCTTCACATCTTGTCCATGGGGAGCGCCAGGATGATCGCGATGAGTTCGGCGAGGTGGCTCATTTCGTCTCCTTTTCGTGCTGGCCGGTTGGTTACGGCCAGTCCTCACTGTGCTTGTCTCGGATTTCGGCTACGGGCATGTCGGCGTCGCCGCGTAGTTCGTTGCACCTGCGGTGGGCCGGCTGCATGTTGTTCGGGTCGTCGGCGTCTCCTCCTTTGCTGCGTGGGGTGATGTGGTCGGTGCAGTATGCGTACGGGTCCGTGTGGTGGAGCCCGTAGTCGATGGTGCGGGGGCAGTCCGGGTTGAACATCCATAGTGCGCAGCCGGCGCCGATGGATTCGGCTGCGTCGCGCACGGACCGTTTCGCGGACCGGTAGCGGCGTTCGTTGCGGCCGATGTTCGTCACAGCGCGCGGCCGATCTCGCGTTGTCCGGTAACCCACCACAGGTGCCCGACGTGGCCTTTGATGCGGCTGATGACGTGCCGGTCGCTCGCGGTGATCCCCGTGGCGCGGATCCATGCGTGATGCCAGTGCCGGCGCTTGCGCTGCTGTGCGGTCTTGTGGGCGTGCGTGCGGCGCATCATGTCCCGGTCACCGTGATCCGGAAGGGCTCGTTCGTGGTGATGCGCGGGTCCCAGAACATCCAGTACCGCCAGAACATGTCGCTGCGCGGCTGAGGTGGCGGGGGCGGGGGCTTCGGGCCGGGGTACGGCGGTTGTGTGCCCTTCATGACGCGGCCACGATCATGCCGCTGACGGCGTTGTTGCACACGGCGCAGACGAGTGCCAGGACCGCGACGAGGAAGACGAGCGCGCCGATTTCGTGGAGCCGTGGCCGGTTCATGCGTGCCTGGCCAGGTAGATGCGCACGGTGCACGGGGAGCCGGCGTGGTCGTGGTCGCACCAGGGGCACAGCAGCGTGGCGGGGGTGCGGCCGATGCGTGCGATGTCGGCGAACGCGGCCACGAGGGTGCCGACGACCGTGGTCGACATCAGCGCCGCGATGAGGTACAGCGACAGTTCGTAGGACGTCACTGGGCTGCTCCTTCGAATAGTGGTTCTTGGACGTGGTGGGCGAAGGGCCGGTTGGACCAGAGGACTTCGCAGACCGGCTTGCGCCGGTTGCCCTGCTGCGTGACGGTCGGCAGTTCGTACGTGTACCAGCCGTCATACAGCCTGTCGTAGAGCGTGCTGCGGTAGCTCGACAGGACCACGGCCGCAGCCGTTTCGTTGAGGACTTCGGCGAGCAGTTCGTGTTGCTCCGGTTCGAGCATTTCGAAGGCGTATGCGGCTCCGGCGCGGGTGTTGAGCGTGTACGGCGGGTCGACGTACAGGAGCACGTCGGGATCGTCGTAGCGCTCCACGAGGTCGACGGCGTGCATGTTCTCGATGGCCACGCCTTGGATGCGTTCCGCCGCGTCGAGCAGCCGGCCGTAGTAGAGATCCATCATGTGGCTGATCGGCTGCTGCCCCCCGCTGATGCGGGTGCGCCATCCGTTGCCGGTGTGGCGGCGGCCGGCTCTCCCCTGCGTCAGCGCCACGTAGACCCGACGGGCCGTTTCCAGATCACACGATTTGGAGTGCCCAGCAGCGCCGTGGAGCGCCGTACACCCCTCGACGCATACCCGGGTGTACCCGCCACACTCCGCGTGCTCTAGGCGGCTCAGGGGCGTGAGAGCGACGCGGCGTGCGAGTTCGGCCGGCTCGTCGCGCAGCATCCGCCAGAACGCCACGAGCGCTCCGTCGGCGTCGTTGACCGTCTCCGCTGCGGAGCGGGGCTTCGCGAGCAGCACCGCGAGGGAGCCGCCGAACGGCTCGACGTAGTGCCCGTGGCGGGGCAGCAGCGACACGATCGTGTCGGCCAGCCGCGTCTTCGCGCCGAAGTACGGGATCGGTGTCGTGACCATCAGAACGGCGGGTCCTCTCCCTCGGCAGGGTCAGGGTCGTCGTACGCCAGCGCACGCTGCGTCCGCGCGGCGATGTACCGCTGCCGCGCGGCGTACTCCTGCTGCTCGCGAACGCGGGTGCGCACGTCGGCCGGGTACAGGCGGCCGCCGGAGATCCGGTAGTGCTCCCGCACGGCCTGCATCGCTTCGTCCAGGGTCACGTCGGACAGCAGTTCCGCCCATACAGGTGCCGCACTTGGTGGCAGGCGCCGCAGCTCGGCAGCGGCGACGAACTCCAGCAGTGCTGTCGCTTCATCGATGTTCACGCGCTGCCCCCGATCGCGAACTGCTGGCCCATGCTGCGCAGCGTCTCCTTGGCCCTGGTGAGCGCGAGGTACGAGAACGGGATCCCCTGGTCCTTTAGGTACTGCTCTGCGCGTCTGGTCTCGTCTCGTTCCGTCTGCTGCCGGTCGGCGGCCGTTTCGAACTCCGATTCGCGTTTCATCGGCTTGTGGCCGGTCATCCGCTGCTGCACCTCGGTGACCATGGCGGGCACCAAAGCGGGGTTGGACGTTCTGCCGCGTTCGTACAGCAGCGCGAGCCCGAACTTGACGACCTGCGGCGGGATGCCGGCGTCGAGACAGCCCTTGATCTCTTTGCCGAAGCGGCCCATGTACTGGCGAGGGATCTTCACGTTCTTCGCAGCGAGCCAGTCGACGTACTCGGCGAGCACCGTTGCGGCGTTCTCCGGCTGCTGCGGTTCTCCGGCTGCTGCGCCGGACGCGTCAGCGTCCGGAACGTCTTTCTTCTGGGTTCCCTTCTTCTGGGTAGATGGTTCTTGGTTCTGGCCCCCGTGGGGACGGGGGGGGAGTCCGCCAGCGGACGGGGACCCCCGTCCGTCTGGGGACCCCCCTGGCCCCACAAGCGCGCCGAACATCACCCGATAGACACTCGGCAACTGCGTACGGTCATCGTCGGACCAGCGCTGCTGCCGGGTGATTGCGCCCAGTTCGAGCAGTTCCTGAATCGCGCGTTTCACCGGCGACAGCGACATGCCCGACCGCTCGCAGATCGCTGCGAGCGGCGGCCGGCACTCCTCGTAGACGCCCTCTGTGGTGTCGAAGCGGCCGAAGCTGGCCAGCGTGCAGTAGACGAGCAGCGCGTTCGCCGACGGCTTCAGTGCGAGCAGCCATCCGGGGACCATGACGTATCCGCCCACCGGATCACCCCCTCTGTTCTCGGGGGGTGAAGCACGACGGCGGTAGTGCTGCTACCGTCGACTTCACCCAACGTGTTGTGTTTTGGAGAGCCCTGACGTTCGTCGCGTCAGGGCTCTCACCCTATTCCGCGCAGTGGCACATGAGCGCCATGACCCACGCGCCCAATGTGACCAGGTACGCCGCCGCGCTGACGCCCAGCAGCGTGAACATGATCCGGTAGCTCACGACGACGCTCCGGACTCGTACCGCTCGACGTCGTGGAGCAGGTCGAGCAGATCCCGTCGGCTCTGCGCGTCGTTCGGCCGGTAGCCGCCCGGAAGGTGTTCTTCCTGCTTGCCGCACGAGTCCTCCGGCATCCGGCGAGGCGCAACCCACCCGTTCCACCGCTCCGCATCGGGGAGCCCCAGGATCTGGCACAGCCGTTCCCGCGCCCACTTGTGGCGAAGGACCCGTGCGCGCCGCGCCAAGCACTCCTGCCGCTGCTCCTGCACGATCGCGCGCAGCTCCACAAGCCGCTCCGCCCCCTGCTGGCCGCGCATGAACGGCATGCCGCGCCACACGTCGGTATTCACGTGCGCTCCAGGCAGTGGGTCTGGCACGAGCAGCCGCCGGACAGCCATTCGGGGCAGCCGGTACCCTCCCGCGCGACGAGCGACAGCAGCGGGAACCGCTCCAGCAGCACCAGGACGCCGTAAACGCCGCGCTCCCACCCCTTGACCACTTCGGGGGTCGTTTCGAGCGGCAGTGTGCCTCTGACGACGTTGCGCGCGAGGTGCCGCGCCATGTCGGTCGCGGTGCTCTCGTGGATGTCGCGCAGGTCGATGACGATGCCGTCGGCGTAGCGGGTCGGCGACGCCGGCCCACGGCGCGCGAGCAGATGCGTGCGGCCACCGAACCGCGAAATCTGGAGGTGGCCGTGTGTGCGTGCGGGTGTCTCGCCGGTGAAGTAGAAGCGCCACGCGGCGATGACACCCGGGGGAGGGGTTGTGCGCACAGCGGTGCCGCACTCCCCCTCCACCACGAGCGTCGCGGTCATGGCTACTCGTCGCCCGGCTCGTCGGTGGCGAGTTCGATCTCCGCGTCGGACGGGCCGATACGCGGGTTACCGTCCTCGTCGCCGTCGTGGTCGAACAGCGACATTTGCGGGTCCTCGTCGCGGCCGGTCCGGCGCCGGTACTGCTTGTTCGCGAGTTCGCGTGCCTGCGTCGCGTCGTCACCTTCGAGCGCTTCGACGTGGACGAAGCGGACCGTCGGCGTCTTGCGACCGTCGGCCTTCAGGTCCTCCGTGATCCGGATCGTCTCCACGACGCCGACGACGACACGGCGGGTCATCGGGTCGCCGATCAGAGCGCCGCTGATCGCGGCCAACCCGTCGTACTCCGCTTCGTCCTTCGCGAACTTCGCGCTGATGTTCACTCCACCCATCAGGGTGCCTCCTCCTGGGCTTCGGGTCCGGCGTACTCCCACGGGGGAGCCGGCTCGCCCGTCTCGTCCTCGTACCGCCGTCGGCACGAGTCGCACGCACACGCCCGCGAAACGCGGGCCTTGTGGCGCGGGTCTTCGTTGGTGACGTCCGGCCACGCGGTGCCGTACCCCGGCGGGTACAGCACGTCGTCCGACACCGGCTGTCCTTCGGTCGTCCACTGCGGCACGAGCCCCGGAATCGGGTCCCAATCGCAGCCCGACTGCCCCTTGCATGCGGGGCACATGCCGCAGGACTTGCGGAGCAGGATCGACCGCGTCACCACCTCGCTGTCGATGGCCATGCCGCGCGCGACGGAGCCGAACTGGGATGACTCCTGCGCCATCGTGTCCGCGTGCTGGCAGCGCCGGCACCGGTGCGCGAAGTACGGCATCAGATCACCTGTCCGTTCTCGCGCATCCACGCGGCCGCCAGGGCGTCACGCACGAGCGCGTTCGCTGCCGCGTCGGTGCCGGCGTCACCGATCGCAATCTCGTCCCACACCATGGCGCCGATGCGGTACGCCGGCCCGGTCGTCGTGATCTGACACACCCACCGGCGCAGCGTGTACGCCGCCGTGATGGTCGCGGCGGTCTCCGGACCGCCGCTGAGGTCGACGACGGGCATCACCACGGCGTTCTGCGCCACTTCGTGCACCTCGCCGTGGAACGGCCCGCCGACGAACACGCGCTTCATGCCGCATCACCCGGCAGGATGAGCCCCGACGGCGATCCGTTGATCCGCTTCGGCGGCTCCCGGTACGGCTCTGCCTTGCCGTGGTCCAGGAAGAACCTGCGCAGCACCGCGTCCTGCAACCCGTTCATGAGGTGCTGCTCTTTCGGGGTCATGACGACGGTGTGGCCGACGCCCTGCACGGTGTCCGCGTGATTCGGCGGCACGTGCTGCTGGCACTGCATGCAGGCGTACGACGGCTCCCGCAGCCCCTCGTGCGCGTACACCTCGACGCGGTAGCGGGTCTGCGGCCGGCCGGTCGCCGGGTGCGTCGTGACGAACGCGGCCACCTCGGGGTAGTACGTCGAGCCGGTCGCGATGTCGACGTACGGCGGCAGCATGCCGGCCGGCTGGTCCGTGTCCACCGTGGTCCCGTGCCGCGCGCCGCCGATGAACAGCACGGAACGCTTCGGCAACACCTCCGTCACCACTTCCGCACCCCCTCCGGACGCGGCGTCCAGATGCGCACGTAATCGATGAGGAACCGCTGCGACGTCCACCCCGACGCCGGACCGGCCCAATCGCCGCCGACCGCGAGGTTCAGGATCGGCGCCTGCGGCCGGGTGCCGTCGAACAGCCACTTCGCCCCGGCGGCCGTGACCGTCGCACGCGACACCGTCTGCCACGCGGCACCGTCGATCGACCACGTGATCCCGTTGGAGTCCCAATCGATGCGCCACACGTGCCAGCCGTTCGCCCACGAGCCGGACGGGTGCCGCGCCGACTGGCCACCGAAGTTGCGGTGCGACGAGTTATCGGACGCGGCGACGGTGTGGATACCGCCGTGGGTCACGGACCCGCTGTTGATCGATTCCATGACGTCGATCTCGCCGACGCGCGGCCAGTGCTGCACCGCGTTCCAATCGCCGAGCCCCCAGAACGCCGGCCAAACACCCTGACCGGCGGGGATCTTCATGCGTGCCTCCCACCGGCCGTACGTGGAGAAGAACGGCGAGCGGCTGAACCCGCTCGACAGCCGGCCCGACTTGTACGGCCGGCCGGACGCGCTCGTCTCCCGAATGGCGGTGAGGACCATGTTGCCGGCGCCGTCGTGTGCTGCGGTGCGCCGGTCGTTGACGTAGGTCTGCTGCTCGTGGTCGCCCAGGTCGATTTCTTCGACCTTCCACTTGTTCGGGTTCGGTGCGGTGCCGGCCGCGCCGTTGAACTCGTCCGCCCACGTCGGCGTGACCCGCCACGGCTCGTACGGCCGGAACGGTCCGGCCGCAGCCGGCGTCGCCACGGCGAGCCCCAGCAGCACCATGGCTGCCGCGATCCACCTCTTCATCGTTTTGCCCATCCCTTCGGTGTGAACAGAGGCCAGTCCACTTTGGACAGAGCCTCGAAGCTTTTTTGCACGACCGCGTTGCGGCCCCCGTCGCGGTAGTGGTCGAGCCCCATCGCCATGAGCCACAGGGCATCGGCCTCGTTGTCGTTCGCGCACGAGTCCAGCAAGATCCCCCGCGCAGACGCGAACATGTCGGCCTTCTTGGCGTTGCCGTTCCCGGTCGCGTACGCCTTCAGGGTGCGGGGGTGCACGAGCGCGAGCGGAATCATGCGGGCGTCGGCACCGAAGCGCAGCAGTGCCAGCAGACCAGCACGGGCGACGATGCCTTGCGTGATGCTCGACGCGAACGCGGCCGGCAGGTCCTCCACCACGAGCAGCGTGGAACGGTCCCCGTCGTACTGCGACCACACCTCGCACAGCACGCGCCTCCACCGAAGCACGTCGCCTTCCCTCGGCGACGTGCGTACCGTCCTGGACGACACGAGCCCGTTGCGCCACACGGCTATCCCCGTGCTCGACATCGACGGGTCCACCCCGATGATCGTGGTCATCAATATCACCACCGGCGCCGAGTCGCGGACGGTGCGGTACGCGAGAACCGGTTGGCGTACTCCCACCACCGGTCGCGCCGCAGGACGAACAGCCACCGGTTCCCGTCCGTGGCCGTGGTAGATCCACGGGCAGCCATGCGGTTCACCCGGTCGGCGTAGCGAATCTGCGCGATGATGCGCCGACGCCTGCGGAGCCGGCTCATTGTGACCACCGGCGAGCGCCGCCACGGCTCATGCGTGATGCGTACTTGCACTGCCGGCCGAAGCGCCACCAGCGCTCTTGCAGCAGGATCGCGTACCCGTCACCCCAGCGCCGGTCGACCGCGCCGAGCTTCACGGCTCGCGCGGCGTAGCGGATCTCCGCCAGGATCGCGCGCCGCCTGCGGAGCCGGCTCATCGCCCCACCGGCCGCATGATGTTCCATCCGGTGCGGCTCATGAAGCGTTCGGCGAACTCCGCCGTCGTCTTCTCCCTCATCTCCTCGACGGACATCGCAATGCCGTCCAGCGAGCCCATGCGCCGCACGATGCGCCGCTCCCACCGTTCCATCTGCGCCTGCGCGCGCTCGTACGTCTGCCACGGACCGAACACCTCCGGCACGTGAGCCGCGTCGGTGAACTGTGCGACGACCACCCATCGCGCTTTCACCGGAACAGCTCCACGAGATCCCCGGACGCGGCCAGCACGCCGAGCATGATGCACGCGATCGCGAACAGCGCGGTCCCGATCTTCACGTCGCCTCCTTCGAATGTGCGATGGTGCGGAACAGTTCACGAGCACCACGGCGGCCGCACTTCGGCCGTGGCTGCTCACCGGCGCCGACGGACAGCACGAGCACCAGCGCCAGCACGCCGGCCATCAGTCGATCTGGCATTCGCAGTCGTCTCCCGGTTCGCAGTCGTCGTGCGCTTCGCAGAACTCGTACACCGGACAGTCGGGGTCGAGCGCGCAGTTTCGGCCCTCGGCGCACGGGTCCGCGTCGTCGGGAACCCACGCGCGCTCCGGCGGATTGGTCCACGTCGTCACGAGCCGGCCGGCGTCCCGCCGCTGTCGGCCGGCTTGCGCGTCTCGACGTCCTGCCAGTCCGCACCGCCGTTCGGCGCCGGCTCGTCCACCACTTCGGCGTCCTGCACGTCGGCGACACCAGGCTGCACCGGACGGTCCGGAACGCCCTGCCAGCCGGTACCGGCCGCGTTCGCCTGCGCCAACTCCCACCGGTACGCCGCACTCGTGGGCACCAGCGGCTCCAACCGGTGCAACGCCGTCTTGCGCCACATGTCCGGCGTCCACGGACCCTCGTCCGGCCACGCGGGACCCCAGAACGCATCGCCGGAACGCGACACGGCGCGGTACTTCAGAATGTCGTGCCGGTTGAGCCACACGACGTCAGAGTTCGCACCCGACGCCAGCACCGCCCACGCGTACACGCCGCGCAGCGAGCCCCGGTCGGCAACGGACGCGTCCGGGTCCCACCGGTGCAACGGCAGCACCGGACCGCGCGCCAGCTCGAACTCGTCCTTCGCGCGGACGATGACGGCGTGAACCGACTGCACGGCGCCGGCACGGAACATCCGCTCGATGACGCCCTTGTACACCTCGACACCGACGACTTCGACGCCACCCTGTGCCCGGCGGTTGTTGAACGGCACCAGCACGTACGAGTCCTTACCGACCACGTGGCCGAGCGACGCACACTCCCGCAGCGCCATCACGAGCGACGCCGGATTCTGCTGCGCCGCGCGCACCAGTTGCGGCGACCGGCCGACGTACGCCGCCGCCAGACCGATGAACGTGTCGGCGTCCACGTGCTTCGGCGTCACCCGCGCCAGGTTGTTCCGATACGACCCGATGAACCGCGTGACCTCTTGCCGCTGGCTAACTTCGACTTCGCTACCCACCGAACGCCTCCTTCCACTTCTGCTGCACGGCGTCGAGCACTTCGCCCACCACCGCGCCAGCGATCGCCGTCTGCTCCCGCTCCGACGCCGGGTACAGCGCGTCGACCGTCGTCGGAGCCACCTCGTATCCGTTGCGCTTGTACCGACGCCGGCTCGCCACATGGAACGACTGCTCGCCAATCTCCGCGTAGGCGTGCGCCGCGTTCTGCATCGCCAGCCGCAGCTCATTCGCCAGCGCCTTCTGCTCTGCGGCTGCGGCCCTCAGCACCCGGCACGCGGCCGCGTACTGCTGCGCCAGATTCGGCGACACCAGCACCCTCGACCGGGGATCGTCGTCGTCGTCCACGACGTCGGCGTACAGCATTTCGAGCGTGCGCGTCGTCTCCTCGTGGCCGTCCACGTCCGGGACCACGCCGGTGTCGAGCGACGTCATGAACCGGGAGCACGCCGACACCTGATCCATGTACTCGTCCGAGTCACCCTCGACGGCGATCGGGTGCACGGTGAGCCGCTTACCGGCCAACCGCACCACGTACGCCAGCGGCGACCGGAACACCTGCGCCTGCGCGGCCGCCTGACACCGGATGTGCCACGGCACCTGATCGGTACCGTCCGGACCCCACCCCGGGCCGCCCTCGTCGGACTTGCACTCCACCGGCACGCAGATCTCCGGCCGGTCCGGGAACGCCGCCAGATAGTCCGGCGTCGCCAACATGTGCTCGTACTGCGCGTGCGCCCACAGTGCCGCGCCGGGGCGGAACAGCATCGCGTCCGGCTTGCGGTCGTTGAACAGCTCCGCGATCACCGGCTCAAGCAGCGTCCCGACCCGCATGTTGAACTTCTCCGGCGTCCCCCACCCCATGCGCTTCTGCCACCACAGCGAGAACGGCGAGTTGTGCGGCGACCTGCCGAGCACCACAGCCACCTCCGACGCGCCGACGCCTTGCCGCCGCCGGTCGAGCCACGCGATCCGCGAAGCGTCGAGCGGCAGCACCGGCACAGCGTCCGTCTTCGGCGCTTGGCCGTGCTCGGCGATCGCGCGTTCCTCGTCCACTTTGGACAGAGGGACGATGTCACCCTTCACGGGTCGGATCTCCTTCCGTACCAATGAGTTCACGGATGTACAGGCGGTTGAACCGCACCGTGCCGCCGACGCGCACGGCCTTCAGCTCACCGCTGCTCACCCACCGCATCACCGTCCCCGCATCGACGCGGAACAGCTTCGCCACTTCGTCCTTCGTCATCATCGGCTCGTCTTCGGGCACGTCCCCTCCTCTCGTTCTGCTATCGGGGTGGAGGCGTCGGGGGCTGCGGCGGCCGCTTCGGACCGGCCGGCCGCTCCGGACCCTGAGGGGGCGGAGACGGCACACCCGGCGGACGTTCCTGCACCATCAGACCCGCACCGCCTTCCACGTGTCGCCGCGCTCGTCCTCCACGAGCAACGCGCCGGTCTTCGTGACGGCAAGGATCTCCAGCACCTCGCCGACGACCGGTCCGGCGTCGCGCTCCGCTTCCGCGTGCCGGCGTGCGCGCTGCCGCGCCAACTGCGCCGGAGACACGCCACCTTCCACGACGCGCCACGCCTGACCGGCGATGACAACGTCCAGATCGAATGTCCGCTTCGCGTTCATGCGGCCCGACGACACGTGGTAGACGGCCGACTGAACCTGTTCGTCGCTCAGGTCGAGGCCATCGGCGCGCACAGCCGTCGCGACGTCAGCGAGGTAGACCGTCTTCCCGCGCTCCGCCCGCTCCAGGTACCGCATGACGGCGGCCGTGGCGCCGGTCCGCTTCGCGCTCATCGTCCGGCCGCCACACTGCCGGCGTGCGGCACAGCCGGCACCACCACGTTCGCCTTCTTCGGCGGCGCCGGTATGCGGAACTTCCCGCAGCCGGTCCCACCGCCCCACCCGACATCCGCGAGCAGCAGCACGATGATGAGCACCGCCCGACGCCACGTCATGGGCTTGCGAGCCCTCTTGTCCAGCACGGGGTGCCTCCCGTCTCTCGTTGGGTATTCCGTACGTCGCCGGTGTGCGTCTCGAACACACGACCCGCCCTCACCCTGCGGGGTCACCGGCGCCAGACCCGCTACCGAGTCCACACGATGTCCTTCACTTCGCCCCCTCTCCGTGCCTCGCTGGGACAAGCCCCCCGGCCACGGCGCGATCCGCACCGGAGGTCGCTCGTCACTGCGGCGCGGCGTACCGCTTCGGCTTTGCGGACGTCTGCCGCGCCGCGCCGCGCTCCGCGAGCTTCATGCACGCGAACGCCACCGACCCGACCTGCGCGTTCAGCGCCTTCGCGATGACGGTCGGCGACACGCCATCCTGCTGCTGTGACGCGCTCAGGTGGTTCGCCAGGAAATCCGCCACCTCCGTGTTGAGCTGCCCGATCGCGAACTTGCGCCAGCCACCCTCCGGCCGGCCACGCGCCGCGCGGGGCTCAGGCGCCGGTGGGGCGGACACGGGGCGAACCGCCTGAAGGAACGCTGCAACGGCCGCAGGATCGTCGGAGACGGGCGCGGCGGGCACGGGGGCACTCCGCTCCACCCCACCCGTCTCCGACTGCTCAGCGGCGCTCTCAGCCGGCTTGCCGGTGTGGATCGGTCCGCCGTGGTACTCGCACTCGCACTCGTCCACCGTCCGCCCCGTGTCGGCGCACGTGTCGGGGATCCCCTCGCGCGCCTCGCCGACCCGAACCCACCCGGGGTCGTCCGGGGACGTGCCCAACGGCGCCACGTACAGCACCCCGTCGGCGTCGCGCGCCCCCTCGACCTTGATCCCCTCCGGCAGCGGTCCGCCGTGGGAGAACGCGGGACTGTCGTCGCTGCCGGCGTCCCACACGGCGTCCGGGAAGTCTCCTTCGGTCACGCCGTACGTCTCCGGCTCGTCGCCGTTGTCCTCCGCGATGTCCGTCTCCACGTCGGCCGCTTCGGCGCCGCAGCGCCGGCACTCCGCGTACCCGTCGGGAATGTCGCACCCCTCCGACTCGCACCGGTCGTCGGCCGCCTGCGCATCTTGCTTCGCTGCGTCCATGTGGACGTGAATGTGCTGACGGTGCGCGGCCGTCCTGATGGTCCGGGTGTACGACTCCGACTGGCGGTACAGCGCCACCCCGTTGTCGTGCCCCGTGGCCCGCTCGACGACGCCGGCCGCCACCAGCTTCGCCAAGTTGTTCCCGACCGTCTTCAGCGCGGCCAGCCGTTCCACGTTCGGCACCGCGTGCACGTCCTTACGCGATGCCCACTCGCCTCCGTCGGCCGACCACTGCGGCAGCGCAAGCACGATCGCTTCCTGCAACTCGTTCAGCTTGTCCACGGTTCCTGCTCCTCATGCTGGGCTGTGTGCTCGTGAAGTCTGTTGTGTGGTGCCGGCCGGCAAACGGCGTCCTGGTCGACGTTCACCGGCCGGCACGTCCCTTCCCCCACCCCGGTCGCGGCCGGGGCCATTTCTCGCGCGGGTGTCGCGGCGCCGGATATCGCGGTAAGGCGCACCCACGCGGAGGGTCGGTAGCTACATCGGCCGAACCCGGACGACGTTGCCGCCCATGTGCCCCGTGCACCGCGCCGACGCCTCCCGGATCACCCGTGCAAGGTGGGCCGGGCACGACTGCGCCCGAGGCCACGTCTCATCCGTCTCGCTGCACGACGGCAGGATGACGAACTGAGCGCGGGAGCCGCACGCCGACTCATCGCCTACGAACGAGCACGGGGAACGCTGGTCACTCGTGCTCACCGCGCGGAGACTGCGGTACTTCCCGGTGTTCATCGGGGGTCATCCGTCCCCGCGCCCGGCGCGGGCCAGCGCGCGCGGCGACGCCGCCAGCCGCAGCGCGTCGAGCGCCGCGTGTTCCATGTCCCGCGCCGCGTCCCCGTCCGACTGCTGCTGCGCCGCCGCCGTCACCGCCTGCATCACGCCGCCAGCGGTACGCAGACCGCCGTCGATGAACATGTTCAGAATCGACGTCTGCTGCTCCTGCGTGAAGCCGAGCGACTTCCCCACGGCCGTGATCGTCTGCTGCGGGTCGGCCACCTCGACCGTCGACTGCTCGGCGATCCGGTCGACCTGCCGCTGCCAGTACTCCGCCGACATGAACGCCCGCACCGCGTCCTTCGTCTGCGCGGTCACGAGCGCCAGGTTCGCGGCGATCGTCTCGTCCGACACGGCCACCACACCGTCGTCGAGGTTCGCGCCCAGGTGCACCTTCCGCTTCGCGTCGGCCGCGATCGTCATGCCGTTCGTGCACACCTCGAAAACCGCGCGAGGCGTAATCGCGAAAGCCCCGTGCCCCGTCTCGGAGTTCGTCAGCTCAAAACCGGCCCACAGCATCGGCAGGTCGGCAGCGCCGAGACCGGAGAACGGCGACCGGTAGTTACCCAGCAGCGCGCGCGCGTTGACACCGACGACCGTCGACTGCACCCGCACGATCATCCGACGCTCGGTGAGATCGCCGACGACCGTCGCCCCGCCCTGGCCGGACGTCTCGTTGATCGCATTCAGCGCGGCCAGCAGAACGTCGAAATTGTCGATCGTCTTGTACGTCGGGGCGAGCAGCGCGCGCATGACGCCGTCGTTGCCGTCGCCGCCGACGTCCGGACCGTCCTGCGTCGTCAGCAGCCGCACCAGGTGCCGCTTCTCCGACCGGTTCAGCCACTCGTTCACGTTCGTGTCGTACAGGTCGATGTGCTGCTCGCGCAGCCGGCGCAGGTACTTCACCGGGATGTCGAGCGCGTCGGCGATCTGCGCGTCGGCCGTCGCCGTCGGCACGTACAGACCGTTCGGGTCCGTCACGCCGTGCTCCGACACAACCGGGTCCATGCCCATGACGACGATGCGGCCGCCGACGACCGACAGCGACTTCGCGGGGGTGCGGAGGTCGAGCGCGCGGGTCCGCTGGTCATTCAGCGCACCGGCGAGCGTCGCGAGGTTGGTGTTCCGGAATGTTTCCATGGTGCTCATGGGGTGCCCTCCCACGGGTCAATCTGACGAGCCATCGTCAGGGGGCGGCCCTACCACCCCGACGCCTCACGGCGTTTCGGCTCTCGGGTCAGCGCTCGATGTAGCCGTCGGGGTGGTGCGCCCCGGGGTTGTTCCGGCGACCCTCCGACTCGACCGCGAAGTTCTCCAACTTCACCTCAGCTTTGCGCGGGGTCGTCTTCGCCGCGTCGTGACCCGCCTCGGTGGTCGACGTGTTCTCGGGGTTCTGTTCCTTCGCCACGGTGTGCCCTCCCGTTGTGTCCGTTGTGCTTGCCGTTGCGGTGCGACGCCGACGCTAGCCGTCAAACGCCGTCTAATGCAAGCCGTTGCCGTCCGTTGTCCGGTTGTGTCCGATAATTCCCTGCGGAGTTGGCACACCACCTCACCCGAACGGATGACCCCAGACACGACGAAGCCCCGACCTCACGGGGGCAAGGTCGGGGCTTCGACGGATACCGCCGGGGCGCGGGGGGCAGGGTGGTGGCCGGTCTGCGCGGTGAAGGGCACTCACCGCGCGGGACCCAGCTCCCACGACCACCACCCCGGTACGCCCCGTGTCGGCGGTACTGCGGCCGACGGTACGCGGGACGCGCAGACGCCCGCTACTTCACGGCTGCTGCCGGTACCGCATCGCCTGCGGGTCCGGCGGCGTCGGCGCGTTGCGGACCCGCCACGTCGCGAAGCCGGCCAGCACGCCGGACACGATCGCGCCGCCGATCAGCGCCGCCCACCCCTCGTCCGTCTGCGGGATCTCCGTCTTCAAGCCCACGACGAGCGCGGTCCCGGTGGCCAGCACGCCGGCCACCACAGCCTTCCGGATGTACTTCATGGTCCTGTCCTTTCAATGGCACGAGAGCTGCGTGTACAACCGCTCCTGCGCGGCCTGCACACGCTTCCCGGTCTCCGTCACCGGCGGCGCCTCGCGATACGCATCAACGGCCGCCCCGACGACTTCACAGAAACGTTCGTCCGAACGGCGCTGCGCCCATCCGGTGAACGTGATGTTGACGGCCATCGTGAGCACGAGCGTCAGCACGATGACGACGGCCGGATAT